AAGAATTTAAATTAATTATATCGGACAGTCGTACCTTTGAAAAAGATATGGGCAATGCTCTTAATGATGGGTGGGATTTATTAGGAACTCCTCATTTAGATGGCAATAGATTTCTTCAAGGATTGATTAGACATACTAAGGTTCCTGCAATAAAAGAACCAGAGAAGAAGAAGTAATGGAGTGGCGATACAGGGGCATGATGGATGCTAAGGGTGTGTGTACTATCAGAGAAGTTTTCTACGAGACCGATGGTACTATCACTAGCTTTGCTGTAGACCCTGCCATACCACATGGTGAATCACCAGATGATTTGAAGTCTAACATGGTAGCTATGGTTGAGTGTCTTGACCAGCCATACCTACTTGAAGGAGACTTCATACCCTCAGGTGATGATGAAGAATTTGAATTTACTTTTATAAGAGAAGATGAAAACAAATACCATTAAATACAGAAACAACTTTGAAGCTGACATTGGTGAGAAGTTAGTTGACTGGAACTATGAGCCCTACCAGATACCTTATGTTACAAAGCGTAACTATACTCCTGACTTCACTAAAGGAAACATCTTAGTTGAAGCCAAGGGTTACTTCAGGGTAGGTGATACACAGAAGTATAAAGCCATAAGAGATTCACTGTTCTCACAAGAGCTTGTGTTTGTCTTGACTAATGCTGACAAGAAAGTTAGAAAGGGCTCCAAGATTACAATGGGTGAATGGTGTGACAAAGAAGGATTCAAATGGTTCACACTAAAAACACTAAAGGAGCTGAAGCGTTATGGCATTACTACTGAATGAACTAAAGGAAAAACTAGCCAACGAGTTTGATGTCTGTCTGCTCTGCGAGTTCTTAGATATAGAACCGGAAGAGTTACTAGAAAGATTTGATGACAAGTTAATTGACAACATAGATAAATTTAAAGGAATAGAGGATGAATAAATTACCAAACGATTATCAAAACTTCATTGCCCTTAGCAGGTATGCACGATGGCTACCTGAAAAGAACAGAAGAGAAACATGGGAGGAAACAGTAGCACGCTACTTTGACTTTATGCATGAGCACTTGAAGGAAAACACTGACCAGAAAGAAGGAATGGTTCCTGAAACTAGGGAGATATTAGAGAAGGCTGTGCTTAACTTAGAAGTTATGCCTAGTATGAGAGCTCTAATGACCGCAGGTCCTGCCTTGGCTAAGAACCACATAGCTGGGTACAACTGTGCCTACCTAAGTGTTGACCATCCTAAAGCATTTGATGAATGTCTATTCATCTTGATGCATGGTACTGGTGTAGGCTTTAGTGTTGAACGACAGTTTGTTAACAAGCTACCTGAAGTACCAGCAGACATGGTTGACATTGATGATGTCATAGTAGTCCAGGATTCTAAGGAAGGCTGGCAGTCTGCGTTCCGTAAGCTAATCACTTACTTGTATGATGGTGAGATGCCTAAGTGGGATTTCTCTAAGGTCAGACCTAAGGGTGCAAGACTATCTACCTTTGGTGGTAGAGCTAGTGGTCCAGAACCTTTGCTTGATTTGTTTAACTTCTCTACTACTATCTTCAAGGAAGCAGGTGGTCGTAAGCTAACAAGCTACGAGTGTCACCGCATGATGTGTAAGATTGCAGAGGTAGTTGTAGTGGGCGGTGTTAGACGAAGTGCCCTAATGTCATTGTCTAACTTAACTGACGAGCGTATGCGTGGTGCTAAGTCTGGTCAGTGGTGGTCAGATACACCAGAGATGGCTCTTAGTAACAACAGTGTGTGCTATACAGAGAAGCCAGACATTGGTATCTTTATGAAAGAATGGACATCACTCTATGAGTCTAAGTCCGGTGAGCGTGGTATCTTTAATAGAGAAGCTGCGATTAAACAAGCAGGTAAGAATGGTAGGCGTGATACCGACCATGAGTTTGGTTGTAATCCTTGTAGTGAAATACTATTAAGGGATGGACAGTTCTGTAATCTAACCGAGGTTGTTATCAGAGCACAGGATACACAAAAAGATATGTTACGTAAGGTTAGGATAGCTACTATACTTGGTACGTTCCAAGCATCACTGACTAACATCAAACGCTTACGCCCTAAGTGGGTATACAACACAGAGGAAGAAGCATTACTTGGTGTATCTTTAACTGGTATTATGGACAATGGCTTTATGAATAACAGTGAGGGAGATAGAGGATATTATGGTAAGCGTAACCTACCTGATTTTCTTTCTGACTTGCGTAAGGAAACAGTCAAGACAAATGAATACTGGTCAGGATTGTTAGGTATCAAACAGTCTACTGCTACTACTGCTATTAAACCTAGTGGTACAGTCAGTCAGCTAGTTGATAGTGCTAGTGGTATACATACTAGACACAACGACTACTACCTACGTAGGGTAAGAGCTGACTCTAACGACCCAATAGCACAGCTTATGGAGGACCAAGGTATTCCATGTGAGCCTGACGTTATGAAACCTAAGAGCGTTAAAGTCTTTACCTTCCCTATGAAAGCACCTGATGGAGCTGTTCTTAGGAATGCTAGGTCTGCTATTGAGCAGTTAGAACTGTGGCTTACTTACCAAAGGTATTACTGTGAGCACAAGCCTAGTGTAACAATTAGTGTAAGGGAACATGAATGGATGGAAGTAGGAGCGTGGGTATACAAACACTTTGATGAAGTATCCGGTGTCTCTTTTTTACCACACTCTGACCATTCATATCAACAAGCACCTTACGAGGACTGTACTAAGAAAGAGTACACAGCGTTGCTAAAGAAAATGCCTAAGGCTGTTGATTGGGATTTGATTAGCAAGTATGAGTTAACTGACCAAACTGTAGGTACTAAAACACTAGCCTGTACTGGTAGTGTGTGTGAACTTGTTGACTTGGTTGAAGAAGAGAGGGATGTAGAGTGAACTTAATAATAATACTAGTAGTAGGAATAGGGATTGTAATGATTGATGATAACCCTAAAGACCTGCCTGTTATAATAGAAGAAAGTTTAATATGCCAACCAGCTAATGAAGGCTGGTGCATAGGATGGAAAGAAGAAAGTACTAACATGACTAATTTTAATGGTATAATAGGGGAGTGATTATGAAAAAAATATTTAATTTAGTAATGCTAACAATGGTTGGTATATCCACAGCCTCATTAGTGTATGTTGTTATGTTCCTAAACGCTCTACAGAAAGGGTGGTTAGTATGACAACAGTAAATCTAATAAGAAAACTGTGGAAAGAAAAGGTTGCGGTGCCTAGACTGTTGAAACAGACAGACAAAATACTGGGTAAGATAGATGTTAAACTAAAAAAAAAGGAGTCAGTATGAAGGAAATGATTAATGAAGTCCTAGCTAACAAAAGTCTAACGGTGTTCCTCGCTATTGTTATAGCAGGTTTACTACTCGGATGGGTTGGTGGCTAACACGTTTAACTGGGGTCTTGTTCCTATGGACAGGACCTCAATCCTCTATCAACAATTAAAAGGAACACTAATGCCTTTGAATAAAAGCACAGACATAAAAGAATTAAAGAAGTTTGACATTGATTTGTCATTTGGACAGCAATGGGAGCAGTACATTGACGAGATGTTCTCCGGAGCTAAGACTTGTGAAGTAAAAACAGAGAGAGATAAGTGGGCACAAACAGGGAACATCTGCATAGAGAGCCAAAGCTATGGCAAACCAAGCGGAATTGAAGCCACTGAGGCTGACCTATGGGTTCACAATTTAACTGTCAACAATGAGCTTATATGTAGTCTTGTCTTTCCAGTGGATAAACTAAAAGAAATACTTCCTCAGTTACCTAAGCGAAGTGTCATGGGTGGAGACAACAATGCTAGTAAGTTACAGCTTGTTAATCTAGTAAAGCTTATGACCTTACTCACTACTAAATAAACCAACAGCACTATACCCTGTTAGTCCAAGAATAGGAGCCATCTTAGTTACATAGATTGCCCACTCTTCTGCGGTAAGACTAGCAGGTTTATACTTTGCAATATCTCTAGCAATATTAATCTGTCTTTTGTTTTGTCCTGCGTTATCCCAACCAGAAAGAGAGCCCGGCATGTTGCTATCACCGCTTAACATATCTCCAACCTCGCTTTTCTTTAGCTTTTGTAAAGAGTTATAAGCATCTGAAAGTTTTTGTGCTTCTTTCTGAGGTCTTTTTTGTCCTTTCTTTGCACCTGTCACATATTTTCTAGCTACTTTACTAGGCTTTACAAGAGGATTGCGAACATAAGGAGTACTCACTGTGATACCTACATCACCAGCAGGCATTCTAAGTTTAAATAAATCATTAAC